CGTAGCCGGGGACGGTGCCGTGACGATGAGGGAGGCCGCGAAGTTCGCGACGGGGTCAGCCATGCGGGATCACGACAACGACAAAGTGATGCCGCCGACGGCGATGGTGAACGTGTTCAGGTTCGCGACCGACACGGGCGCGCCCGTGAAGTTGCCGAACCACGTCCGCACGCCCGCGTTGTCGGTCAGGTCGTAGGACTGGATCGACCACGCACCACCGGAGCCGTTCGTCCACGACAGCGCAGCGGTCGCCGGGAGGGTCACGTTCGACCCCGCCGAGGACGCGGTCGAGGCGTTCGCGAGCGCCGTGCCGCCTGCCGTGTAGCCGGTGCCGGTGATCTCGGTACCCGCAGCCGCAGCGGTCGAGGCCGTCGATGCGAGACGCACCTTCATCGCCGACGCGGACAGCGCGGTCCACGTACCGGGGATGCCAGCCGCACCAACGGGCGCGGTCGCGTTGATGATCTTCGAGACCATCGCCTGGTCGATAGCAGCCATGATTAGCCCTCCTGGGCGGGGTCGAGGCCGAACTGCTCGGCGACGTCAGTGGTGAGGTATGCGAAGGTCACAGGACCGGAGTCGACGACGTTTCCTTCGGGGTCGAGGATCTGCCAGCCGATCGGCTCGCCCGCTTCGATCGCGGCGGCGAGGACTTCCCCGGGCGTCATGCGCGTCGGGTGCGCTTCGCTGTGGCGGTCTCGGCGTCGCCGGACGGGGCGATCGCGAACTCGTCGTCGAGCTCGACGGCGATCCCGTTCGTGATGTACGACGTCGCCTCGTCGTCAGTCACGTCGACGACGGAGCCGACTACGGGCCACTCCTCGCCGTTGCGAGTGCCGGACATCGGGACAGTGATCCTGATCTTCATGACGTGTTCTCCCTTGCCGAGTTGGGTGAGCGTTCCGGCCCACTCCCCGAGCCGGGGAGGCGCGAAGCCTCCCCGACCGGAGAGTCGGACGGACCGATCAGGTAGCGCCACCAGCGAAGTACTTGACCGCGCCCGTGAGGTCGACGAGGTTTCCGTCGCCGCGCAGGATCGCGCGGTAGGTCACGAGGTCGGACGAGAACGCGAAGTCGTTGGACCGCTCGAAGCGGATTCCGTCGACGAGGCGCACGAAGTACTGCGAGAAGTCACCGAAGACCAGCGACTTCGCGGACAGGGCCACCGCGGCCACGTTGGGGTCGGTGACGATCGGCTTCCCGAACAGGGTGTCGGGCGCACCGGCAGTCAGGGACGGCTCCCACAAGGGGCGGTTCTGGCTGTCCTTGACCTTGCGGAGGGTGGCGAGGCTCGAGTCCTTGAGCAGCCACGAGGCCGACGGGCTGTTCCGGTACGGCGCGATCACCGAATAGAACAGGTCCGTGACGTTGTCGTAGGTGAACGCACCCGTGACGCCGGTACCACCAGTGACGCCGAGCGTTGCCGCGGTCACGACACCGTTCGGCTGGCTCGAGCCGGTGCCCGTGATGAAGTGCGCGCCGATGCCGTTACCGAGCGCACGCCCGGCCTGCATCGCGAGGTAGCCCTCGAGGTCGACCGAGGTGTCGTTGATGAGCTCGTTCGACACCTGCATGAGGAACGCGTACTTGTAGGCGTTCAGCGCGACCTGACCGAAGGCCGGGTCGGATGCGGAGATCGTGCCGGCCTCAGCGGTGAGGGCAGCAGTCGAGTGCGCCGTGGTCTTCGGGACCTGGATCTGCTCGCCGGACGTGGTCTGGATGACCGTCGGGCCGGTCTGCATGAGGCCAGCGACCTCGATGAGGTGCGCGACGAGGCGGTCGTAGAACGAGATCTTGACCGTGTTCGCACCAGCACCAGCGGTGAGCTTGGACAGGGTACGGAACTCGTCCATACCGATCGTGCGACCGGCGCGGACGGTGACGCCGGGGCCTTCACCGTTGAGCATCTTGCGGAGCGCGTCGGCGGTTGCGTCGCCTGCGGGGGCCGAGGTGCTCGGCTCCTGGCCGAGGATGCCACGCATGGCCTCTTCGGCGTCCTTCGCGCGGTTCTCACCGTCGACGATGGTCTTGATGCGCTGGTCCAGCGAGTCAAGCTCACCGTTGAGGCGCTGGTAGGTGGTCTCCTCCTCAGCGGAGAAGTCACGAGCGGCGTCTTCGACGGACTGGAGCAGAGCCACAGTCTCGTTCCAGACGTTCGCCCGGCGCTCGATGAGCGACTTGGCGAGGTCGGACATGTGCCCTCCTGGGCATGGGTAGGGGGCGAACCGCGGGGCGGGTCGCCTGGGGAGAGCCGAGGGGTGTTGAGGTGGGGTTCGCCCGGCCTCAGAAGGGGCGGCGCTGGTGAAGCGCAGCGCGCCGCTGCCGCACCTTGACGCGCCAGTGGGTGTCGCCCGGCTGGCTGGTCTCAGTAGTCGTGGGGTTGGAACGAGGGGCGTCGTTGTCCTCGCTCGTGCCGATCGTGGGGCCGTCGCAGGCGCACTCGTCGCACTCGCACCCGGGGCACTGGTCCTCGGCGGTCACGCACTCGTCGCAGCAGTCGCAACCCATGTCACGCTTGCCCGTGCCGTTGAGCGCACCGAGGTCGAACACCTTCGGGTCGCGCTCGCGCATCAGGACGCCGAGCTCGTTCGCCTGCGCCGCCTTGAGCACGGTATCCAGGTCGAGCGAGCGCGCCTCAGCGAGGGACCGGAGTCCGCTCGAGGTGTCGAAGTACGCCGGGTCGAAGACGGGCGCGACGTCGATGAGTTGGAACTGGACGAGAGTCCGCAGCGGGAAGCCGTCGGGGGTGAATCCCCACTCGTCCTCGATGGCCCGGAACGCGAACGACGAGAACCGCAGGTCGCCGCGCTCGGCTGCGATCGCGCAGTCACGCGCGTAGGTCGCCTGCGACAGGGAGCAGTCGTAGTCGAGGCCGATTCCGTCAGTGACGAGGGTGAGCGTTCCCGCGGAGCGGGTGCCGAGCATCCGAGCGGAGTCGTGATCCCACCGGCAGAACACCTCGCCACCGTCGGCGATGGTCTTGTTGCAGGCGTCCGGCGCGATCGTCTCGACGAAGCCGCCGAGATTGCGCGACATCGTGTTCCACTTCAGCGCGTACCCGCCGATGTGCGTCGTGCCATCGGACGCCGCGCGGAGCTGCACGACGCCGGGCGTCGCGCGCTGCTCGAGCACTCGTGCAGTCATCGCTCGTTCTCCAGGAGTCGGGCCGAGGTGGGGTCTGTGTTCGTGCTTCCGCCAGAGCCGCCAGCGGTCAAGCCCTTGAGGTGCATGGACGTGAAGAACGCAAGCTCCTCGGGAGTGAGGGGTGCGCGTCCTTCGTTGTGGCGGGCTTCGTCGATCGTCTCGACGCCCGACGCGACCGCGACCGAGTGCGCATTCATGCGCGTCATCAGGTCAGCGCGCAGCAGCACGTCGAGGTCGAACGCGGCGTCGATGGGGCGCGGCATGAGGGCGGTCAACTGCTCCTCGATGCGGACGAACCACTCCATCATCGTGAACGTGACGAGGTCGGCTTGGTTCGACTCGCGCGTCGTGTAATGCAGCGACTTCCCGCCGACCTCGCCGCCGATCTTCTCGGGAGGCACGCCGTACACCGAGGCGATCTGCGTCGCGGTCATCCGCTGCGACTCGATGAACTGCGCCTGGTCGGGCGGCAGCGCGAGAGTCTTGATATCCCAGTCGGAACCGGTCACCAGTGGCGATCGGTCAGCCACCGTCGACATGAACCGGGTCTTGATGAGGTCGGCCTCGTCGGGGTCGAGGGTCTTCCCGACGTTCTTGAAGTGGGCGGGCGGAATCGCGCCGTTCTTGTACGTGTCGCGGGCGGTGATCTGCGCCGAGTAGCCGGTCTCGATCGTCGCCTTGAACACCTCGAGCGGGCTGAGCGCCTTCCACTTCCCAGGCGGGACCATCCACCCGATGTGAACGATCGACCCCGACGAGCGAGCCCATGTCCACGACGGGATCTCGCGCGCCTCGTAGAAGTACCGCGGACGCTCCCCGGGCTGCTCGAAGACGCTCACGAGGTCGGGCTGAAGCCACCAAATAGCTGTCGGCCACCCTGCGGAGTCGACCGACGTGACCAGTCCGTAGGCGTTGCCGCGCGACAACAGCGACAGGATCATCTGATGCTTCCACGCGAAGCACGTGCGGCCCCACGGGTCCGGCTTCGCGAGCAGCATCGGCTGCGATGCCATGCGCTGACGCACACCATCTGCGGTCTGCCGGTAGCCGACGAGCGGAGTCGAAGCGAAGATGCCCGCGATGAGCCGCCACGCCGAGAACACCGGAGCGAGACGCGCACCGGACTCGATGCCGGTCCCGATCGAATCGGCCCAGTTGCCACCCGTGCCGAACACGTCCTGGTAGGAGATCGAACGACGCTCGGAACGACCGAAGAGAAGGCTCACGAGGTGCTCCGTCGTCCAGTGCGCCACTCGAGGACAGCAGCCTCACCGAGCAGCGCCAGGGCGCCAGCAGCGACGCCCGCGGCGGTAGCGACAGTGGCGACAGCCATGCCGATCCCGATGGCGAGAGCGACCAGCCCCGCCACCTCGAAGGCGACCACGATGAGCTCGCGCACGAGTGATCCCTTCAGGTAGGTCAGTAGACGGACAGGCCGACGTCGTATGTCGTCGTATTCGCCGAGTGCCATGCGGCGCGGTCGAGGCCCATGACCATCGCGACGGCGAGGTCGATCTTTCGACCCGAGTTCTTGTGCTCCTTGTAGAGCCGCTTCCCGCGGGCATCGACCTTCAGAACGGCGTTGGACACATGCCGCGCCAGAGCCGGGTCGGTGTCGTGCGTCATGTCACCGTTGAGGACGAGATCGGTCGCGCGCTGCGTCGCCGGAGTCATACGGGACGCAGACTGCGGGAACTCCACGATCGGCAAACCGTCGCCCTCGAGCACCTGCATCGACCGCGCCCACCGGAACGGGTCACATGCGATCTCGAGGACGTTCCATCGAAGGCACGACGCCCTGATGAGCTCCTCGACGTCGAGGATGGGAACCTGCCAGCCAGGGATGTGCTCGGGCCGTTCCCACAGTCCAGCGACAACGACGTGCGGCTTGTCACCGACCTCGACCGCGATGACCGCAGTCGCGTCACCGTTGAACGAACCGTCGAGCGCCAGGACGACGTCGGCGTGCTCGGGGATATCGCGGCGGTCGGCGGTCGCATCCCACGCCGACTGCGGAAGCCACGACCCCTGGATGCTCACGGGCCGGTTGAACCAGTACCGCTGCCATTCGGCGTCGGACACCTGCGGGTCGTCATACGACGCCGCGATCTCACGGAGCGGCATCCACGCAGCGGCGGGCCCGTACACGTCCTTGAGACCCGCGAGTCGGTCGCTGCGGTTCGTGACGCGGTACTTGCTCGCAGCCTCGCGGTGGTCGAACAGGAGCAGGTCGTCCTTGGCGCGCCCCTCGCGGACAGCGGCGGCGTAGGCGAACGTGCCCTCGGCTACCGAGTTCTCACCCGGCGCGAACATGGTCGTCGTCTCCATCGACCAGCCCTCAGCAGCTCGCCGCTTGAGCAGGTTGCGGTTGACGGTCTGGTGAAGCCGGTGCAACTTCGGCAGCACCCACAGGTGCGTCTCGTCGAACACGTCGAACGTGTCCTTGCCGCCGTCCTTCGACGTGTCGGCAGCCGACTCCGGCGTGATCTCACCACCACCGGGGACGATGATGCGCGTCAATCCAGCGTCGATCGCGCCATAGTCGGCGCGGAGACTATCCGCACCAGTCTCGGGGTCTAGCATGTAGCGGATCGCCTCGTAGGTGTTCCCCGCCTGACCGAGCTCGGTCGCGAAGCAGCGGATCTCGGGACGCTTCACGCGCACACCAACCGGATCGCCGTTCGCATCCCACCCGTCGAAACGGGCCGGGCCGATCGCCTCGACACACGCGAGCATCGCCGCGAGCTCAGACTTAGCGCGACCCTTCGGCCTCGAGATCACCGCGCGGCGCTTCTTGCGGCGCCCCTGGTCGTCGAGCTCGTAGGCGCCCACGATGAACGCCGCGAACTCGTCGTCGAGTTCGATCGGCTGGCCCTCGACGTCGCCGGGGCCGTGGACTAGGTAGTGCTCGATCCAGTCGATGACGACGAAACCGAGCGAGATGAACCGATCAGGCTCCCGTTTCGCCATTGACGATCCTCAGGACGCGCGACCGTCGGGCGCTGCTCGAGCGCGGCGTGACGGTGGGGGTGTCAGTGGGCGCGCGGTCTGCCGGCTTCACACTGACGCGCAGCCGAGCGCGGTCCTCAGGGGTAGCGCCGAACTTCGCGACCCGTAGGCGCAGCTCAGCAGCGACGGAGAGATTCCCCGACCAGAACTCGGCGTGGAGCAGCGCCGTGTCGAGCAGGAAGTCCCAGTCGGTCGACGTCCATGCCTGCGTCAACGGCGACGAGCGCCAGGTCGACCACCAGTCGCGCGT